ATGCGTACTGTAAAGGATTTTGCCAATCCAGTAAAATCCGGACAACGTAAATTGATTTATGTTAAACCATTTGGAGAAAGTACTGTAAAGATCAAGAAATTAGAATCCAGTCCGTCAAATCCAAGATATGGGATGCCTCTTATTTACAGTTTTGATGTAGATGATGTAAATGGAAATCCTACTGTATATGATGTTCATTATTCAAGGGTTATTCATATCGTTGACAATCCTTTGGAATCTGATATATATGGAACTCCACGTCTTGAGCCAATATATAACAGACTTTGTGATTTAGAAAAGTTAGTTGGTGGAGATGCTGAAATGTTTTGGAGAAATGCTCGTCCAGGTTTTCAGGGAAAGGTGGAAAAGGACTTTCANATGACTGAAGGTATGAGACGTGAACTTGTAGANCATCTTGATGAATATGAACATGATTTACGCCGGTTCATTATAAATGAAGGAGTGGATATAGAAGCTCTTACACAACCTATTGCTGATCCTGAACCACATTTTAAAGTAGCGATTTCCTGTATTTCTGCACAAACAAGTATTCCTCAACGTGTGCTAATGGGAAGTGAGAGAGGGGAGTTAGCAAGTACCCAAGACACTTCTGAGTGGAAAGACTATGTGCAGTCACGCAGAGAGGATTTTGCCGAGCCTGCTATACTTAGGAAGTTTGTAGATAGATTAATAGAGTTAAAAATACTGCCTCAGCCATCAGAGGATTATACTGTTAAGTGGAGTGATCTTTATGCAATGAGTGAGAAAGAGAAAGTAGAAGTTGGAAAAGCTCGTGCTAACGCTTTACGTGAATATACGTATAATCCTATTGCGCAGGGAATAATCCCGCCAAGTGTATTTTATGAGTACTTNCTTGGATTTTCTACTGAACAAATTACTCTTACCAATGCAATGCGTGATGAAATTATAAGTGAAGAGGAACTTGCAAATAAGATAATTGAAACTATTGAAGCTGAAACAAAAGAGGATGCAAGTCCGTTTGGACAAGGACAAGCCGGACAGCAGAAAGAAATATAATGGAACAAGTTGTTACATATAGTGAAGCCGTAAGACAGAATTACGATCCAACGCATACCACAACTTTACGTAATGCGTTTGCCCGTGATATGAAACGACGGTTTCGTGAAATTGTAGGGGCTATAAAAATAGGTGTNGATAAACGNGATTGTTTTGGATTGAAGGAGAAAATACATACTTTACAGGTTACTCCTCCGGCTGAAGAGGCTTTTGCTTTTGTTCGTAGTTCTGCTAAAGTGTCAGGTTTTATGAAGTGGTTAAATCAGCAGGTAGAGAAAGGATTACTTACCGTTGCTGAATTAGAACAAATTGGTACCAGTGTTGAATCCGTTTGGATGAATTTGTATTTGTTTGATGCTTATAAACGTGGAATTATTCGGGCTCGTTATGAAATGCGTAATGCAGGAATGGATATTCCTCCAATTGAAGAACAAGGTGGTATAGGAATGGTCATGGGACTTCCTATGCATATTGATCGGTTGGGGCTTATATATACCAGAGCTTACACCACATTGAAAGGGATTACTGATGCAATGGATAATGTAATAAGTCAAATACTTGCACAGGGATTGGCTGAAGGTGATGGGCCGGCTTTATTGGCACGTAAGTTAGTGGCTGCTATTGATGGTACCGGGCTTGGAAAACTTGGAATAACAGACAGTATAGGAAGATTTATACCGGCTCAACGTAGAGCTGATATGCTTGCTAGAACTGAAATTATACGTGCTCATCATTTAGCAACAATACAGGAATATCGGAATTTTGGGGCATTGAAGATACATTTGAAAGCCGAATGGAATACAGGAAAAGATGATAGGGTATGTCCTATTTGTGCAGCACGTGAAGGAAAAGTTTATACCCTTGATGAAGCGGAAGGAATGATCCCGGCTCATCCGAACTGTTTTATTGATCCTCAGATTCCAATATATACTTCAGAAGGATGGAAACCTATTGGTCAAATTAAAGTAGGAGATTTGGTTTTAACACATAAACGAAGATTTAGAAGGGTTTATGCATTACCAAAACATAATGAGAAAGCTGATGTGACAACTTTAAGATTTAAGGGCACTTTGCAACAAATATCTATGACAAGCAATCATCCTATTTTTATGTCTGATGGGAATTGGAAAGATGCAGGTTTGTGTAAGCCGGGGGATTCAGTTATGATATTAGGTAATGTTTGTAAACGATGTGGAAAACCTACTCCATATTTTAAGAAATATTGTTCTCGAACTTGTTTAAGTAAAGATATTACAGATAAACAATGGAGTGATCCTAATCACAGAAAAATTGTGTCTAAAAAGAATAGGGAATCTATGATTCATCAATATAAATCTGGAGAAAGAAATGGTGATTTGATTACGAAAAAAGCACATGAAAAAATTCAACAAATGGTGAAAGAAGGAAATCATCCTTTTCAAAGACCTGAAGTGCGAGATGTGATTAAGCAAGTAACTAATCTTCCAAAGCATAGAAAATCAAGATCTGAAAGAATGAAGAAAAATAATCCTATGCATGATCCTGTAATTGTAGAAAAGGCAAAGCGGAGTATGAAGGAGTTTTATATAAATAATCCTGAAAGAAGATTAAATGCTTTGATGGCTAATCATAGAAAAAGTGCAAATATGACTTGGATAGAGAAAAGGATGAGTGAACTTTTGGATAAGATGGGTATCCAATATGTTTATCAATACCCTATTCTAAACTACAATGTGGATTTTGCAATTCCAGGATTAAAGATCGCTATTGAGTGTGATGGAGAGTATTGGCATCAGGATAAGGAGAAAGATGATATACGTGATAGAAGAATAGAAAAAGAAGGATGGTCAGTATTACATTATACAGGGACTAAAATTAATCAATGTTTAAATGATATAGAATATGAATTATCGAGAGTGTTATGTAATCATTTGGGAGAATATAATTTAGTTCCTTATAAAATTGATTCTGTAAAGAATTGGACATTGAGTAGATCAATGCCTATGTATAATTTAAGTGTTGAAGAAGATGAATCTTATGTAGCAAAGGGTATAGTTGTACATAATTGTAGATGTATTTTCCTGCCATGGAGTGAAAGATTATTAGAATATGAAAAATAGGTTTGTCATAGTAGTAACTCAGCGGAATGCTGCTAAAAACATAGAGAGGGAAGGACTATCCCTTTGTGGGCTTAAAGTGAGTGGTTGCACTGTGCTTGCCCCAAGAACCCCACTATTTCAATAGTGGGAGTAGTCAGTTAAACTTAAAACGATAGGAGGAACTTAAAATGCCTTGGAAAACGTCAGATGTTGATGAACATAAAAAAGGACTCACTGCTGAACAAAAAAAGAAGTGGGTAAAAATAGCTAATAAAGTTTTATTAGATTGCCTTGCAAAAGGGGAATCAGATAAAACTTGTGCTCCAAAGGCTATTCGTATAGCCAACAGTTCAATAGGTGCAAATGAATCGTATTCGTTTGTTGCTAATTTCCAAACCGGCTATCAGATTGATAAACGAAAGCGAGAGAATCGTGATTATTTAGTTATCCCGGTTGTTATGATGGTTGAAGGAGTACATACTGGAAGTCAGGGAGCCGTGTACCATTCAATAGATGAACTTGGGAAAGTTCCTGAATCTTGGAATGGACGTCCAATAGTAATTGATCATCCAATGATTGATGGGATTCCTGTATCGGCTAATGATCCTGAAATTCTTGAACAATGTGGTATTGGGAATGTGTTTGATACATTTGTGGATGGTACGAAATTAAAAGCCAAAGCATGGATTGATGAATTGAAATTACAGGAGATAAGCGTTGATTTATACAACAAAATAGTTGAAGGGGAAGAATTGGAAGTGAGTGTTGGTGTATTTACGGATAATGAAGATGTGGAAGGTATATGGCAAGATGAAAAATATACCAAAATTGCACACAATCATCGCCCTGATCATTTAGCAATTCTTCCTGAATCTATTGGTGCTTGTTCGTTGGCTGATGGATGTGGACTTGGAGTAAACCAAACAAATAATGATATGGAGATAACTAAATTACTTGAAAATTCTAAGATCAAGGATACCGTCCTATCGTTCAGTAAGGAGGGATTCTTGCTTTCTCATATCGGGGATTATCAATCNAAAGGGTATAGAGAAAAGATGGATGCTGTGTATTCTGCCCTTCGGGGTTTNGATCGAAATGGAAANTACCATTATCTTGAAGAAATGTACGACGATTATCTTGTATATAATCAAAGTTCAGATGATGGTTCAACGTTATACAGGCAATCTTATACGTTCGAGAGCGGGAAAATCGAACTTACAGGGGACCCTGTCGAAGTCCACAAACAGGTGGATTATATTAATATTAACAAACAATCAAAGGAGGTTAACATGACACAGAAAAAGAATCCGTGCCCTGCCTGTCTTGAAAAGGTAAATGCGCTGATTGCCAATGCGGAATCAAGCTTTGCCGAAGCTGACAGGGAATGGCTCGAAACACTTTCTGAAGATCAACTTGATAAAATTGCCCCAAAGGTGATTGAAAAAGAGGTCGAAAAGAAAGTTGAAGTCGAAGTGAACAAGCTCACTCCTGAAGATCAGGCTGCTCTTGCCTTTGGTAAAAAGCAGCTGAAGGAAAGGAGAGAGAAGTACATTGCAGGAATCCAGGCAAATGCTAAAGACATTTGGCCCGAAGAAAAGCTGAAAGACCTGGATGATGATATGTTGGAAAGAATTCATAATTCGGTAGTGAAAGAGGTAGAAGCTCCTGCTGATTATTCACTCTATGGTGCTGGAATACGCAGACCTGAAAGTGCTGATCAAGAAGAACCTTTGCTTCCTACTGGATTTGGTATGTCTAAAGAAAAGTAGGAAAAGGAGGTAAAAAATGGCAACTACTTATAACACAATTAAACTGAAAAAATATCAGGATATTATTGAGGAATATGCAGCAGCGTCTGTAATTACTCCCGGTAATCTGATAGAACTCACTTCTTCTGGAACGGTACAGAACCATTCCACAGAAGGCGGGAATGCTCTACCAATGTTTGCTCTTGAAGATGAACTTCAGGGTCGTGGCATTGAGGATGACTATGCAGCTGCTGATAAAGTGCAGTGCTGGGTTGCTCAACCTGGGGAAATAGTGTATGCACGTTTGGCAGATGGAGAAAGTGTCGCACCTGGTGATCTTCTTGAATCGGCCGGTGATGGGACTTTGAAGAAACACACAGCAACTACTCTTTCATCTGATCCTTCAGAAACAATCTACACTAAGAATATTGTTGGTGTAGCTCTTGAATCACGTGAACTCGATAGCTTATCCGGTGGAGGTGGAGATTCAAGCCTTGCTGAAAATTCACAGTATATCAAGGTTAGAATTGTTTAACCATAAAAAAGGAGGATAAGAAATGGATAGAAACGTTGATTTAATAGGAAGAGGCGGAGGTATTGGTGACGTAGCCAGCAAATTTGCTTCTGAAAGTGCTTTGAGCGTGAATAAAATGCGCCCGTGGCTTAATGAAAAAGATGGAAGGGTATATATTTCTGTGTTCAAAGGGGGAGACCCTAATGATCCTAAGAGTTATTACAACCAACCCATTATGGCAAATGCTGGGAGCACACTTCGCAGAGACGAATGGAAGAGACTCGATGAGGCTCTTATTGAAGTTTCCCGTTCTCGTCTTGGTGGGGCTGATGACCTTGTTTCCAAAGGGCTTACTTATGATCTTGGAAACGGAATGGGTACAACAGTTCTTGAATGGCATGACGTAAGTGATGCTATGGAGGCTGATCTGACAATGGATGGAGTAACCCGTAGCATTGGNGNTCGTCCTGTATTCCANCACAATTATTTGCCAATACCTATNATTCACGTTGATTATGAAATCAACGAAAGGGTATTGCAGGCTTCACGTAAACTGGGTAATCCGCTTGATACTACTGCTGCTGAACGTGCAGGTCGGAAAGTACTGGAAAAATTGGAAAACATGTTTTTCACTGATACTACATATAGTTATGGTGAAAAAGATTCCAGAAATCGGAATACCATTTACAGTTACTTGAATTATCCTGATCGTAGCCAGGTAAAGCTGTCTGTCCCTTGGGATGCTTCAGGATGTACAGGAGCCATGATTCTTCAGGATGTACAGGAGATGAAAGCATTAAGCATTTCCAATTATCATTATGGTCCTTGGCAGTTGTATATTCCTACAGCTTATGAAACTGTAATGGATGATGACTACGATGTATCAGGTTCTTCACTTATGACAATTCGTGAAAGACTTATGAAACTCGGAGGTATTCAGGGAATCAAGGTTGTAGATACACTCCCTGCTAACAATGTGATTCTTGTGCAGATGACAATCGATGTTGTCCGTCTTGTACGTGGAATGGGTCTAACCAATGTTCAGTGGAGTACTGAAGGTGGTATGGTTCATAAATTCAAAGTTATGACAATTCAGGTCCCCCAGATCAGAAGTGATCAGAATGGGAAAACTGGGATTGTTCACCTTGCAGCTTCATTTTAATACAATTAACAATGACTAACCAAGTCATTATTTTTAATTAAAAAATTGAAAATTATGGAACGTACAAAACAAGCACAAACAGACGGGAAAATTTGGTGGAAAAAAACTGGAGGAGGGTCTTTAAGATTCAATCACAAGATTATAAAACCCAATGAACGGTTCAAAGCCCGTCCTGATGAAATACCAGCTTCTTTTCGGGATGTAGTCATTCCTCTTGAAGATTTGGGGGATGCTGAAAAACAAGCAGCTCCGGTAGAAGCAGTAAAAACTGAATACATGATTAAACCTCGTGGTAAAAGTAAATCGCTCTTTGATGTAGTGTATCCGGCAGGGGAGGATGAAAATGGAGAGGCTATTTGGAAAGCCATTAATGAAAAACCTCTTACAAAGGACATTGCTGAAAAACTTATTAAAGATTTGGCAAAGAAATGATTTGGAAAGTTCCTTGTATGTGGCAGGGAGGGGATGTATGGATAATAGGTGGAGGACCTTCTATAAATNAGCAATTTGGTATTCCAAAAGAACTTGCTCAGAAAATAAAGGAAGGTATAGAACCTCTTAGTAAATTATCTCCTTATATGTCCGTGATACATGATAAACATGTAATAGGCATTAATGTTGCATTTATGATCGGAAATTGGATTGATATATGTTTCTTTGGGGACAATGGG